GTTATGCCGTGCGTCGAAGCCGGAAATATCATCAGAGATGACAGATCCGAACCTCTTCTCGGCATTGATCAAGAAGTCGCAGAACTCCTTGTTCCCCTTGTCGGTGAAGCTGATTCCGACGGCGCTCCCATTGTAGAATAGTCCTTCTCGGAGTCTCTTGGCTGGCTCGGTGAAGAGCACTGACTCGACGATCTGGTCCGGCAGCGATACTGGGTTTATGCTCCTAAACTGCTTCTTCTGGAATTTCCGCGAGGGATGCGGTTCCTTCTTGATGAAGACGCTGGATGGGTCGCACATACCCAGAAGGGCATACGCCATCGGATTTTCTCCTACAGGACCTACGACTTCGTTCGTCAACCACAGGTGCAGCCTTGCTACGGCCGTCAGGGCAATCTCTTCTCTCTCCGCTTCCAATGCCATGTAGTTGTTGGCATACGTGAGATTTAGAGGAAAGCCCGGAGTCTTATCTCCTTTGACTCGGTCTATGGCCAGGTCCACGTACCTTCGTAGACTGGCGTAGTTGATTTCAGAATCGGTCGGCGTGTCGCGCAATACAAGGCGGTCTAGCCCGCGGAGACGGGTGTCGGCCACATTTTGCACGGCTCGCTTAAGGTTCCCTTCGTGCATGGGAGCGCATCGTTCTCTCCCAGTATGAACTGCGTAGGCATCTAGTTTCGCGCGTTCTCCTTGCGGAGGGTTTCGGAAGTCGAAGATTCGGGCAACTTGCTCTGGGGTGAACTCACTGCGGATGATTTCTTCGCGGACTTTGATCGGGGTTTCCGGGTCCTTTTCTTCTTGCTTGAAACTTTTGGACTTGGCTGTTCCAACTTTACGGATTCCTCCTTGGGTTGGTCCTGCCGAGAACTTGAGTCTGCTTTTCGCGACGTGGACGAGAAGGGCTTGATAAGCTCTCCCAAGTCCACTGGGGTCGGCTCCAACGAGTTCGCTGGTTCTTCGTTGGAGCCAGACCGAAAATACTGGCTCGCCTGAGATTCATTTCCCCCGTCTTCTGCCTCACGTCCGTACTCCACAGGATAGTCGTACAGGTCGTCGAAGAGGTCGTAGGCCTCCTCATGAGTCATCCCCTGTTCATGCGCGAAGTCAGCAAGTGCCTGGCGCCGTTTGGGGTTGTCGTCTTGGTAGTTGTCCGGGGTGAGTTCGTCCTCTAGTCGAATTCCGAATTTCAGCATGGCGGATTGGAGAGCTCCGTAACTACCGAAGTAGTCATTGATGTCCTCGCCGTGTTGTCCTTGGTTTTCGTGCCACGACTCGACCCCAACGAGCTCATGCTCGGGTGGGGGAATCGTCTCTCCGTACTTGGTCCCTAAGGTGTCCAGGAACCGCTTGACGAAGTAGAAGTCGATGGCAACATTCTTCCCAGTAGTGCTGCCGGTGTGAATCCCAACCACACGCTTGTTGTTGATGAGCGGCGCTCCAGACATGCCAGGCACGGTGGAGGCGCTGTGTAGTGAAACAAAGCGG